AATAATTTAAATTAGCCCCATTTTCAGGAGCTTCTAGCATTATGGTAAATGTAATAGGCTTTTCAAAATCAAATTCAAAATCTGAGGCATAATGTTGTTTATCTTTATGAATAGTTCCACCATATGGAACACCAGTAGGCATTGCTTGTAGATCTTGAATTATTTGAAAACCTGGGATACTAATATCTTCATGTGTATAAACAGGTAATTCTAAATGCATTTGTAATGCAGCGTATAGTTTTGTATAAAAACCAAACATTGCGGTAGTTAACATATTATTTATAATATTAACATCTCCACCATGAGCAGCTGAACCATCCAAATAAGATGAATTACCTAAAGTATGAAAAAAGACTCCAGGTAATACTTCTCGCTCATCGAAATGATTACTAAGCGAGTCTATTATAGCAACAGCTTCCGTTGCTTCTGTTTCTGTAAAACAGGGGATTGTAGTAATAATACTCATGAAGTTAATTCCACCATGTAATTGTAAAATTTATCAATTTCCCAGTCATCAGATTCACCATCTTCAATTTCAGATAACATTAAATCAAATGCGTCTTCGATGTTGTCTTTATGTTTAGGGTATTTTTTAATAGTAGCTTGGGCATCAGTAAATGCTTGATGTATGTTTGCTGGATAGCTCATTGAACTACTCCAGGACATTCCATAGGGTTATCAGCAGTGCATTCTCTAACAGTAGGACTATCGCCAGTCCCGTAAGGATCAGTAGTCCTTTGTACGTGATAACATTCTTGGCAGTATTCGCCTTCTTCTTCAACTTTTGCCCATTCTTCGTAGTCATCTTTGTCTTTAGCTAACTTAGCCTTAGCATAATCATCAAAATCAGGTTCTTGGTCACGCATGAATTCATCATGCTCCTGTTCTTCAAATAGCATACGTTTAACTTTTCCCATACTGGTAGTCTCCACGATTACGTTTAAAGGGTACTTCTACATATTTAGTAGGTCTTATAGCGTGTAAGTCTTCTTGTTCTTTCCAGCCATCTAAACTGTCCAGTAAAGGGTTTACTTTAGCTTCAATATTTAAGTAACCTGCGTTATCTTGGTCACTACAATATGACATGTATTCATTAAATGAACTATTCATGTTAATCTCCTATGTATTTCAGATATATTATTAAATATTAAATTAGTAGTTTGCCTATCTGTCGATGACAACTCTTTCCACCAAGAGTGCGGAGCACTCATAATATTACCTATAGATGGTAGCATATCGGTAAGTGAATCATGAATGATATAAATGTCACCTTCGTCAGTTATCCATTGATTTACACTATTAAGTATTTTCATAAGATTCCTTGAATTAATGTACCTAGTTTAAGAGCAGGTACGTCTCTAGTACGGAGGATAGCCATACATTTAGGTGTTATCTTCTACTTCAACTTCAGGGTGTAATAGAAATAACGTTGCGTTTACTTTGTTATCAGCAAAGAATTGTTCGTATGGAGGTACAGTATCATTAATAGTACTTTTACTGAAACCTCCTTTGCAGAATACTGTGAACATTCCAGGATGCTTGTTTGATGTGTGAGTCACTTTAAATTTTTGCATACCTTTATTATGTATTATTGAATTATCTAAACAATAAAAGCACATACCTTTAGTTAGGGAAGTTAAATCAATTGGCTCTAAACTATGTTGTATAAGTTCCATAAAAGCTATTCTACAAATGTTAGTGTTTTAAGAGCTCTAGTACAAGCTACATAATATAAATTATCTTCTTGTTGCTTTTCCCATTCAATTTCGGTACGTTGCTTAAAGAAATCACACATAGAAGGCTCCAAGAAATATACATGATCAGCTTCAAGCCCTTTAACACCATGAATAGTAATTAATTTACGCTCACTCCCACTTTTAGTGTGAAGCCCCATTTTTTTAATAAAGGCTTTAATTTCAGGTATGCTACTACAGTTATTAGCAATAGCTATAAGTCCTTTATATCGGTCATGTAAGGCTGATACATTCCAGTCATTTTTCTCATAACGCGTAATATCTCTATTATAGTCATGAACTAATAAGTTACGGACATCTGATATATTTACACTGCAATTTAAAACACTATCCATACGGTATTTAATACTACGTACGAAAGCTGCTCCGATAGAGAACTGTATATTTTTGTCAATAAATTTATAGGCTAACCGAATAAGGCTAGCATTTGTGCGACTTGTAATGAAACAGGTATCAGGATAATTAATATCTGTTTTAGATTTATGTAATACCTGCCCCCCGGTCTTGTTACTAGTAATATGCGGGACAATAGTAGTAACAGTATCTAGAATTTCAGTAGGACATCTAAAACTTTGATGCATAGGATACTCAACAGGTTGATATTGTTGCTTAATTAGATCAATAGCAAGTGGGTCACTTCCTCTGAAACCATAAATTGCTTGATTAATATCTCCAACGAATACAATTCTATCTGTTGGAATACAACTTAAGAATTTAATCTGTTGAGGGTTTAGATCTTGGCACTCATCAACAAGTATTATATCGTATTTTTCACTTTGCCATCCGTGTCTAATGGGGTATTCCAACATTTCATCACCACTAATAGTGTTACTATCTGCTAATGCAGTATTGAGTGCTACTTTAGCTCCATGTATATACGATGTAGATACAGCAAAACGTTTACAGGTGGCTTCCCAAGATTTATGTGAAGTATTACCCCCCATAATCATGTGTTTCTGAGCTAATGAACCTTCTACATCTTTACCAAACAATCGAGAATACTTCTTAAAATCCACTTTGGCAGTAGAATTATATTGTTTAATTAAGAATAAACCGAAGGCATTAAATGTTTTACAGCTCCAGCCTAATGGTAGTTTATCTACTACATCAGTAACAATAGCTTTATTGAATGCTAAATACAGCCCATTATTATAATTTGTAGCTAATTTCATTAATACAGAGGTTTTACCGCTGCCTGCAACAGCATTAACTAGTACAGCTGGGTCAGTACTATCAATAATATCTTGTTGCTGATTTGTAAAGTTTACAGATGTGGTTTTAGTTAGCCATGGGTTACTAAAGTTCATATAGAAGACTCTCAGTTTTGTATAAGTCTGTTTGCTTACGTGCAATACAGAACTTAGGTGTGTGCAAATACTCAGCTTGTTGGTAGTATTCACTTATTTCTAGCTTATCTAACCAACACCCTTCTTTACTCCAGTTATTACATCCTGCGTTATTGCAGGTATCTATGGAAAAGTGGGTGTAGTGTTTAGGTTGCATTTCGCTTTTAAGGTATTGACAAAGGTAGTTAGTCTTTTGTCTGGTTATTATTAGTTTTAAAGTCTACAGACACAAAAGCTATTCTAGCTTCTGTTGATTCTTTCGGAATATCTAGCTGTTTACATACTTCAATCCATGTTCTTTTGTCACAGAAATCATCAGCAAATAAATCTAATGGGTGTAGTTCAATTGTAGTCATAAAATCCTTTATAAATTGTATCGAGAAAGTGGACGGAGTCCACCACAGGTACAATAGTAAAAAAAATAACCCCATACCTTTCGGTATAGGGTCTTAACTTAACTTAACATGTACTCACTTGATAATATATCAACACTTAAATCATTAGATAACTTCTGAACTGGTACGTAGTTACCTGATAAATCAGATAATATACTGCTTAGAAGGTCCATATCTGCGATTTCAGCCATTATTTTACGATACATAACAGATACTTCATCTAGGTATTCAGGACTGAATACAAAGCAATCATGGATATGAACTAAATCAAAGGTAGCTCTGCGTACCATCTCTCTAGCTATGAATCCATCAACAGAATGTACTATATTAGCTACTAAACTCTTATAGTTATCACTAGGTTGTTGTTTAGCATACCGATATGTAAATGTACGGTGATCTAACTCATCTATTTCTACTCTGGTATCTACCATTTCAACTACAGGTACTCTAGCTAAATGACCATCTGGCAATTCCCACTCGTGGTAATCAGCATCATAGTTCCAGAACTCATTAATAGTACTCATCATAAGCTCTGCGCCTTCAAATGAATCGTTTAACACATCATAGAATACCTCTAATTGGTCTTCACTGAATGTCGCACTAGGTACAGCTTTAGAATTATAGTAATGTGTCATGATAGGTTTCTTAACTAGCTTTCTATCAACGCTATCTTTAGTTGCTAACTTAGTATTCATACTATCTGCAATCATTGTATACAAGTCTTCACGTTGTCCTGTATTCATCATATTACAGGCCTTAGCAGTCTTCTTACAGCCTGTAAGTGCAGACATTACTTGTAATCCACTGGCTGTTGCGTCTAACGACATTACATACCCAGTAGCGTTACCATCTATAGTATTTTGGTAAGCTCTAATAGCTTTTCTACCAAGCATAGGTTCACTCCAATGCTCAGTTTCGAAGGTATCATTCTGACTATCAAACCATGAAATACGTTCTTTCCAGGTTAATTTATCATGACCTGCATGATTAGCAATAGCAATCTTTAGATTATCTAATTTAGTTATATTCACTTTATTAGACAAGGACAGTAAAGCTTTACCATACTCATTTGATTGAATATTAAGGTCATAACCTGAGCTATATGATCTACCACGCTTATCATATCGCCATACAAAGTAGAATTCTTCACCTATGTACTCAGATACAACGTTAATGAACTTATCTTCATTCATTGCAGTATTAGTATTAACTTCATTAACAAATACTTCAGGATCAATAGTCCATGAAACTTCCTGAAGCTTATTTAAGGCGTCTAAGGCTTGAGTACCTTGATGATGGTTACCTTTGCCTAGAAGTACGCTCTTTTGCTCAAATAACCAGCCTCCGGTATGATTATCTATCCAAGGTTGTGGTAATTCTTTCATAGGTGGTAAGAATTGGAGCATATCCAGTCTATCTCGAGTATCAGTCTCTATAGCTAACTTAGGTTTGATCTCTGTACCATCGTTGTACATTAGGATATCAAATAACTCAGTATCACCAGTTATAGCTAATAGCTCAGCTCCCGTAGTTACAGCGTCTATAGGGTTAGACATACCTACTTCAAATCCAATTTTAGTAGCTAATTCTTGTATAGGTCTTTGTCTAGTAGACATAAGCACAGCACAGAATATAGATTTGACTACCTTGTCTGTTTTAGCTAGTTTAGATATGCGTGTATTCTTTGATGGGTAGTATTTACCTGATTTATAGTTACTCACAGCTAATGTCATAGCCATGTACATAGCTAGTGGGAATTCCCGGTTTAAATCATCTAGTATTACACTGTTGGACTGTGTTTTAGTGTAACGCATTTCTGTTTCTAATTGAGTGTTCATTATTACTATCTCCGTAGTTTAAAAAATGCACTCGGTGCTCTCGGACTTGACGTCCTTCGCACCTCATGCATTGAGTTGTTAAGTTATTATTATTGTTTCCCATAGTGGGTAGTACCACCATAGGTCAGTGTGTAGTGTATAAATCATACCATTAGGTACATAAGCATGAATAATGTAAAGAACATTACTATGGTTAGTACCTCCCATATAAATTCACTCATGGCGTTGTTACCTGTACGAATAGGGTATACACAGAGTATGCGTATAGACCTACTATAATGAATGCAAAGGTAATACCGATGTTAATTAATCTGTTCATGTTGAGTCTCCGTTATGGGTTGTCCAAGGTATTCAGCAATAGACGCATTATCAAATAGTTTGTCTAATGATTCAGTGATTAGATGTTGAATGTAACTGTCTAACTCATCTTGGTTATTAAGTTCCATCTCCACTACCATCTTATTGAATAATTCGTATGGGATAGTTGTAGTTAATTGTTTAGTATTCATGGTTTATCTCCAAAGTAAGAAAAATACCCCTACATTGCTGTAGAGGTAATAGGTATTAAAGTTGTATTCGTTATAAAGCGTTTACAATGTCTTTAACGTCAGCAGTTGTCATGTGCTTAGTAACCTGTGTAGGTGACATAGCCTCTAACTTAGCTTTTAGGTCTGTGATAGCTGATGTCTTATCAGTTTCACTGGACTTAGATGTTAAAGTGTTTTCAAAGTAGTTAATGAAACCCATAGGTACATAACGGTCTTTGTTCTCGCCAGCAGTAGGCATTACTTTAACTGCAAAGTTAACAAACTCTTTGCCATTCTTTTTGTATGGCTTAGTAGTCTGAAGTAGCACATCATTAGTAAGTTGATTAGTTACAATCTTATACACGATGTCTGCATTTAGTGCATTAGCTACTGACTTAGATGATGGTGTAAATACACAGTTATCATCATCAGAATAGTACAAGTTGTAGTACTCTTGCTCAGTGTTATTGTTGCCCTTGCGGGTTGTTTGGTCTTTGATCAATGTTGCCATTTGATACTCCTATGTGATAGTCGCTTACGCTCCTATTTTATTTGTTACCCAAGTTAAGTTAGCAATACAGTGGGTAACTTACTGTATTGAGTTTATGTTTGTTATTAAGAGGTCTTCCTTTCTAGGCTACTATCCATCTTGAAAATACACAGCTATATAGCTTAGGTGCTATATAACTTGGTGTATTAATGGACTATTATTTCTTAGTAGCTTTCTCAGCTTTAGCCTCTAATGGGTGCTTAAGCATGAACTCTCTCATTTCTTCACGGGCTTCGATGTTAGCCATCTTACGTGACTGTACAATTGAGTCTGTTGCCATACCTAATGATTCTGTGACAATAGGTTTAAGTCCTTCATCACCTACGATGTCATTACCAAGATTAGTAAGGTTTTCTATGAATACTGCTAGGTTGTTAACAGTACGGCTTATGGATTTGATTATTTGCATTGTATGCTCCTTTATTATTTAATTAATTTAATACCACTAGCACGTTGCACCCGCCGTTTGGTGCATAAGGGCATGATTAGTAAACTAGGTGTCTATCTGCCTACTGTGTTAGTGTTGCTCTTATAGTGTTGCTTTTAAGGTGTTAGAAAAAATAACCACCTACTCGAAAGTAGATGGTTAAAGGAATAGAGTACTTCGATGTCTCACGACATTGAAGATTATGAATGCTGTTGCCATGCTCATTGAGCACCGAATCTAATTCAGGGAACGCTAAGCGAACTTACTTTGCAGTAAGAGCCGCAATAACGCTGGTCTTAGACTCTTTCTTCACAAGAGGAGCCATAACCACTTTATCCGCTTTACGGAGAGCAGTGATTAACTCTTCTGTAGTGAATTCAAAGTCCTCGCTAACATTAACGATTACACCAAAGATGGTTTCATCATTAAGGCTAACTGAATGACCAACACTTTTATATGTTGACATAGGATATCCTCCATTACATTACTGAAAGGCAGTAACACCTTGGCGACAACGTCACCACTAGGACGTTACGCTTGCGTATAAGTCCACAAAAGTTAAAAGATAGTTAAACTCAAGGCATAGGGGGGGTAGTCCCCAAATACTGATGTACCCACAGTAAGTTACTGACTTTAGACTATTATTAAATTTCCTGAAAAGTTTGGCTCTAAAATATTATGTGAAATTTCCTTAATGGTAAATGGCTCATAATGATATAGGCAATGTTAGCCTTAATATAGGTGCCTATACGCTCCGCTCTTCATAGCTACCGAGTTAACCCGCCCCTAGGCGGGTGGTGCGAGGTAGCGTACTATAATACTACTTATATATTATTTTACTCTTAGCTTAATTAACATAAGTTAACTGCCCGCTATTCTGTCTACTCTACCTAGGGGGCACTATCGTTCCCCCAAACCCCCCTTATAGATATAAGAAGGACGATTCAATCATAGCACGGGATTCAGACCCCCAAAGTTACTAAGACTTTGTAAGTCGACTTACATAGATGATGTAAGTTTTTAGCTATAAGTTACATAATTTCTTTAAAATTAGTTACGGTTATTATGGAAGTGTGTATATAATCGGCTAATGTTAACCAAGAAACCTACTTACGTTATGACGTACACAAATCCTGTCCATGCTCGTGGATATTTAGATTTATTAGCTAAAATGACTAGAAGTGAAATACGTACATTTAGCCATATATTTAAGAATATCCACTATGGTAATATTTGTTATGAGTCACAAGCTGATATATGTAAAGAATTGAATGCTTACCCATCGCATATGTCTACTGGGATAAAACATATGATTGATTTGGGGATTATGCGTAAATACAAGCATGGGTTTATGCTCAATCCTGAGTATTTTGTTGTGGGGTCTTTAGATGACTGTCCTAAGCTGCACGCTATGTATAAGAAACTGGAATGTAATCCACATGAGGAGATTGAAGATGGAAAAGATATCTAATGCACTGACTGGGAGGGGGCTTGATGCGTTTAATATCTACCCCTCTGTTGAGAAAGTTACTCTCACTAGAGGGTACATTTATTTGTTAGTTGACTCTAGCTACCCTAATTATGTTAAATTAGGTATGACACGGGACTTAAAGCGTAGATACAAGGAGTATAACCAACATAAACCCTATAATACAGCTGAGTTTATTACTGTTAGTGAGGTATTTGCTGATGCTGTTAAGGTAGAACGTAAGATATTAGAAGCTTTAGTTAAGAATATTCAACCTATCGGAGCTAAATTAGAGTGGTTTGAGGTAAAACACCGTGAATATTTAGAAGAAATAATACAAGACGCTGAGAATTCATTTCACTTGTATAACCCTGCTGGAGATATTAATGCAATTAACCGCCAATAACGCATCTATGGATGATTTGACACTAGATCAACTTAAAGGGTCCCTGCCTGCTAAGCTACGTAAGAATGTAACTGAAGATATGGTTACTTTAGTTAACTCTGAGCAAGATAGTGATTTCAGAGAACACTACCGTAATAATGTTATTAGTTACACTTCCGTGCTACAAGGAGGTAAATTTAAGTTAGTTGATTATATTAATGCAGTCAAATTTGTTAGTTTTAAGATGCTGGGGGACGGTAATACTGTTGCTTATAGTAAAACATTCCCTGAAAGGTATCAACGTCTACTAGATAAGGGCATTTCAGGTAAAGATGTGGCGTCTTACTCAACGGCTTATAACCGGGGAGAGCTTGTTAATCGTATTATGGAGCAGTCACTTGTTCCTATCCATATCTTGAATATGGATTTACAACAAGAAGCTATTAATGTGCAGGCTGAACTTATGAGAGATGCCCGTAGTGAAACTGTTAGACAGAAGGCAGCTGAATGCTTGATTATGCAACTTAAAGCTCCTGAGGCGGCTAAGGTTGAAATTGATGTTAGTTACTCGAATGATTCTATTAACGAACTACGTGAGACTACACGTGCTTTAGCTCAACAACAGATGAAATTAATACAAAGTGGTGCTGTTACTGCTGAGGCTATGGCACATTCTGATATTATTGCTAAAAAGAAACCTGAATTAGAAACGGAGTATGAGGAACTATGATGGATGCAATGATACTAGCTGGCTTGCTAGGTATGGGGATTGGGATAATTATTGTTTTAGATAACTTTTGGGAGAGATAAATGATTCATTGTATGGCAGATTGTTTAACAAAATTAAGAGCTTTAAAGAGGCTAGCTAACGAGGGGGTGCAAGAATCGTCAGACGTAGTGCAAAAGATGAAGTTTGAGCAGATATCTATGGAAGTTAGTTACTTGATAATAGAAGCTGAGGCAGATGCTAACTCTGGGGACAGTTTTCTGCGTAATTATGCAAAGGATTATGATTAATGGCAGAATTAATTAAGAAGGATGTAGATGAATGGTTAAACGACATAGACTACACCCTTGATCCAGATTACACACCTAGCGAGTTTGCTTTAGAGTTTATTAGCTTTATTAAGCTAGTTAACGGTGAGGATGGTGAGGAGCACAAGTCTCCTGTGATTCATTACAAGATGTTAGATAATATCGGGGGTATGAAGAGTAATATTGCTAATATGTGCTCTCGTGGTCTAGCTAAGACTACGGTACTAGGTGAGTATTTATTCTTGTATATAGCCACGTATGGCTCCATTCCTGGATTTGGTAAGGTGAACTTAGCTATTTACGTCTCTGACTCCATGGAGAATGGTGTTAAGAATATGCGTAAGAACGTTGAGTATCGTTACTATAACAGTGACTTCTTACAGAAATATATAACTAAGATTAAGTTTACTGACGCTAGAATGGAGTTTGAGAATGCTCAAGGTAAACAGTTTGTAGTTAAGATGTATGGTGCTAAGACTGGTGTTCGTGGAGCTAAAGAAATGGGACAACGTCCTACATTAGCTGTATTAGACGACTTAATCTCTGATGATGATGCTAGATCACCTACTGTAATTGCTTCTATTGAAGATACGGTGTATAAAGCCGTAGATTACGCACTACACCCGACTAAGAAGAAGACTATCTGGTCTGGTACTCCTTTTAACGCTAAAGATCCTTTGTATAAGGCAGTAGAGTCTGGTGCCTGGCATGTAAACGTTTATCCTGTATGTGAACAGTTTCCGTGCAAGGAGGAGGAGTTTAAGGGTGCTTGGCCTGATAGATTTGACTATAGGTACGTTAAGGCGCAGTACGATAAAGCTTTACTGGGCGGTAAGATAGATGGCTTCAACCAGGAGCTTATGCTACGTATTATGTCTGATGAAGAGCGTCTGATTAAAGATAGCGACATGACCTGGTACAAGCACGCTAATGTTAAAAGTAACATGGGGGCGTTTAACTTCTACATTACTACTGACTTTGCTACTTCTGAGAAGGAAGCTGCTGACTTCAGTACTATTAATGTGTGGGCCTATAACAATAATGGTGACTGGTTATGGGTAGATGGATTCTGTAAGAAGGCTCTAATGAATGAAAGTATTGATGCTTTGTTTAAGTTTGCACAGAAATATCACCCTCAAGAAGTAGGAGTCGAAGTAACCGGGCAGCAGGGGGGCTTTATTGCGTGGATTCAGAATGAGATGATGAATCGTAATATCTACTTTACACTTGCTTCAGGCCGAGGTAAGACGTCACCTGGTATACGCCCAAATAAGGACAAGATGAGCCGATTCCAGCAAATGGCGGTACCACTATTCAAAAGCGGAAAGATATGGTTTCCTGAGGAGCTGAGAGACTCTGACGAGATGTCTGAGATGTTAAATGAGTTACAGCTAGCAACATTGAAAGGTTTTAAGTCTAAGCATGATGATCAGATAGATAATATCTCTATGTTAGGTGAATTTAATGCATGGAAACCTAGTGAGGTGTCTACTGATGAGCACCATAAAGACGGTAGCATGTTATGGGATGATGCTGAGCCTGAAGAAGTGGGGGATAGTTCTTACTTCGTATAAATGTTCCACCCAGGTAAATAACGTGGTATGATAAATACACAGTATTTATTTTTGGGGAAACCTAGTGAAAGTTTACGAATATATTGACTTCTTAGTTAATGGTGAAATTAGCCACCTAGCATTTGCGGATGTAGGTGATATGACTCCAGGTGCTGCAGGTACACCTACTGCTGTACAGACTAAGAATAGAGATAAGATCAGAACCTTTATTAACTTAGCTAATATCGAGTTACATAAGAAGTTTAATATCCTACAAAAGGATATGGAGCTAGACTTTGCGCTAGACGGTGAAGAATTCAAGCTAGATGACGACTTCTTGCATGCTATTAGTTGTAGATTCGAAGACGGTGATGAAATTGCTATTAATAACGACAAGATCAACATTGTCGATAGTAAAGACACAAATGTATCAGTCATGTTTAAGGATCCATCTAAGGTGCTTATTAAGGGTACTGATTCTAAGAATAGAAAAGATATGGTACTTACGTATGCTGCAGCACCTAAGTTAGCTAAAACTATCACTGTAAACTTACAGTTACCCCAGTTATACACAGAAGCTTTGATTAACTATGTAGCCTATAAGGCACACGCCACTATCAATGGTGATATGAAAGCTGAGAATAATACTTATTACTTAAGATACAACGAAAGTTGCAAGCAAATCAATATGTTAGGTCTAAGAAATCCTGACAATTTAGATGCTAATACTAAATTAGAAGATAACGGTTTTGTATAGAAAATTACTGTTATACTAAAGATAAATTAATTGCATGCCAAATGCTGAGAACAACCTCCAGGAGGAGTTAAATAATGGCTTATTACGATACGATTAACCTCGTTGCAGGAGACGACAAACCTGAATTAAACTTCACGTTAAGAGACTCCAATACTGCAGCTGCAGGCAAGACATTAGATGAAGATGACGCTACTACATGGGCTACCATCGATATCACTAACC